ACAGATTATAGGAATGCAAAATGCTGGACAAAACACAGGCGAGGAAGCTCAACCCGGTGGTCAACAACCCGCAGGTATGGGAGGTGCTGGTGGAGTACCTCAAGGACCGCAAAATGTTGGAGTTACAGGCACTGGCGGTGGCAACATCGGAATCGGAAATGTTCCGGTTGCAGGGGAAGATAGCTTCTCTGGTACACTTAGAGGCTCTGCCCCAACAGGTCAAGGAGGCTCTGAATAGAATAGAGGAATAAATATGGCTAAAGGAATATTATCAGACGATAGAGAAAAATTTGTATTTGGTACAAATCAAATAGCTAAATTTATAACAAATTTAGTTAAAAAATCTCCTACACCTAAACAATTTAAAAACAATGACGTTATAAAAGATTATGATTTTGCTATAAAAAAATATGAAAATCGTATAAAAAATCACGACTATGAAGCTGAAATAGAATCTCTTGGTGGTCGAGATGAATTTGCAACAGATGAATTGCGTGAACTAACTCCTGAGTTTGATAAATTGCAAATAGAAATGCTTTTAAAAGAAAAAGAAAATATAATTAAAGAAGCATTAAAAAGAGAAGTATCGCCTGACGAACTAAAACTTTCTTTTGACCCAGAAGAACAAATTTTTGTATTTCGACCTCCTGTTAGAACTCAAAAACAAGATGGTGGTAAATTACAAAATCCTGAAAAAGCTGACTTAGATAATGATGGTGAGCTATCATCTTATGAAGAAGCTAGAGGCGAAGCTATTGAAGAAAACATGCGAGAATCTAAACAAGTAGGTGGCATGATGATGGATGACCAAATGGCAGATATGATGGAAGAAGAAAATAAAATGCCTATGGATAATCAAATGGCAGATATGATGCCAGAAGAAAAAACAGAAGAACAAAAAGCTATTGAAGAAGCACAAGCTCCTGATGAAATGATGGAAGAAAACTATGTAGACTTTTTAATAGATGAAGCATTGAGTGATGATGAAGAAGCAATGCTTATGCAAGAATTACAAGCAAATCCACAACTTAGTATGTTGTTTGATAAAGTTATGGAAGTTGCAATGGAATTTTCAGGCTCTGGACCTGTTGAAGGTCCGGGCACGGAAGTCTCTGATTCGATACCTGCAAGGTTATCGGATGGAGAGTTTGTCTTTACTGCTAAGTCAGTAGATGTTTTAGGAGTTGACAATTTAATGTCACTAATGAAACAAGCTGAAGCTCAAGCAGACCAAAGACAAACGGCTCAAGATGGTGGAATGATGGAAGAAGAAAATACTGCTATGCCAGTTCAACAAGAACCAGTAAGGCAGGATATTCGAGTCACTAAAGAAACAGTTGATTCTCAAGCAGCGATGCAAGATGAAGAAGACTTAGTTGGTGACGAGATTAAAAAATCTATGCTTTCCGGAAGACCACACGTTAGAAGCTAGGTGATAAAGCCACCCTGTTTACAGGCACTTTATCTTATTTAAACTGAAAGGCGACCTTTACAAGACAAGCCCTGCAAGTGCACACGCAGCTACCTTGTTAAACGAAGCCCTGAGTAGGAGTATAAAAATGACAGAAGAAGTCAAAACTGAGGAACAGCCAAATCCTTATAATTTAAAAAAATCTTGGCACGAAGGTACTGATAAACCTTTTCAGTCATCAGAGCAGTTATACTTTGAAGACCCATCAGAAAAAAATAAATTATTTAAATCTGGTGATGTTAACGAAGCAGAACAAGCTGGTAATGTTGAAGTAGAAAATCTGGAAACTACTAAGGATGAACCTTATAAAAAACCAGACTACAAAAAGCGTTATGATGACTTAAAAAAACATTATGATAGTAAACTTAATGAGTTTAAAGTCAGAGAGCAAGAGCTTTTAAATGAAGCAGCTAGTAATAGACCCGCTTATCAAGCTCCTAAAACTGAAGAAGAACTTGAAGAGTTTAAAACAAAATATCCTGATGTTTTTGAGGTTGTTGAAACAGTAGCTCACATGCAAAGTGAATCTAAGGCAAAAGTTCTAGAAGAACGTCTTAGTCAACTCCAAGAACGTGAAGCTCAAATGTTAAGACAATCTGCAGAAGAAAGGTTAATGGAAAAACATCCTGACTTTAATGAAATTAGAAACAGTGATGATTTTCATGCATGGGCAAAAGAGCAACCCCAGTCTATACAAGATTGGATTTATAATAACTCTGATAACCCTGATTTAGCCAGTCGTGCATTAGATTTATTTAAAAAAGATTTAGGAATAGAAGCTGCTCCAAAAAAGACAACTTCTAAAAAGACCAAATCTGCTGCTGATATGGTATCTACTAAAACAACAAGTGTAGAACCTAAAAGCGAAAAGGTATGGTCTGAAAGGGAGATTGCTGCAATGAGTATGGACGAGTTTGATAAACACGAAGCTGAAATCAGCGAAGCCATGCAACAAGGCAGAATCGTTAAATAAAACTATAAACACAAAGGAGTACTGTTATGGCTCAATTTTTTGAACCTTCAACTGATACTGATGCTAACTTTGCAAACTCCGTAAGTGGACAAACTAATAGTTTTTTCCTACCTAAGATATATTCCAAAAAGGTTTTAAACTTTTTTAGGAAAGCGTCTGTGGTTGAAGCTATTACTAACACCGACTATGCTGGTGAAATTTCTGCTTTCGGAGACTCAGTTAGGATTATTAAAGAACCTGTTATTTCCGTATCGGATTACACAAGAGGTTCTGACACTACTCAAACAAAGTTAACTGACCAAGAAATAACTTTGGTTGTAGATAGTGCTAAGGCGTTTAAATTCATCGTAGATGATATTGAAACAAACATGTCACACGTTAACTTCAAAGAAGTAGCAACTTCTTCTGCAGCTTACGCATTAAGAGATTCTTATGATGCTGCAGTGATTGCTTCTATGTTCTCTGGAGTTTCTACATCTTCACCTGACCACGCTTTAGGTGCGGATGCATCTGCTGCTACTCAAACTATGGGTCAGCATCAAGGTGGTTCTAACTCTATCGACCTTTTAGGTTCTGATGG